ATAATCGAACCTTCCCTCTTATCAAACTTATCTGATACTCGGTTCAACATACGTTCAAGGATAACTTCATAGGTTACATCTTCATACATTAAAAATTCACCACCTTTTCAACAACCACATCACCGAAAACGGTATGTGCAATAAAAGTTACATGGATTTCACCCTTTTTTGAAATGTTAAATTCAAAATTATCCACGCTTTGAATTCTATCATCCCATGTAAGGGCTTCTGTGATCCGGCGTTCTAATTCAGGACAAACATAAGAAACGGGTTCACCGTACAAATCAAGCAATTCAATCCCGTAATTCCACGAATACATGATATATTGGTATCGTTCCGTAGAAAGGATTTTATATATTGCTTGAATCATTGCTTCCTGTCCGTCTGTATAACCCCGGATCAGATTGCTTTCAAGATTCATTTTGTAGGTATGGGTTGGCTGTTCCTCAATCTCAAAATCCTGTTCAAGAAAGGCTGTGGTTGAAGGTATCATCCGATTCTATCCACCACAATATATTTTTGCCCGCCCTGCTGCCTTAAAAGGATAACTTCATCACCGACAACCAACCCATTATGAACGGTGACTTGAATTTTACCCATAGCGTGAACACGGGAAGGGGAAACGGGGGCTTTTCCTAAATCCGTTGTTGATCCCGTATAGTAATAATTGTGAATATTGCCCCCGGTAATTGAAGTTTTATAGTTTGTGACATTCCGGCAAAGAATAAGCTGTGCTTCTCCTAATGTCATTTTCTGTTCCACAAGGATTTTCAAGGGGGAAGCACTTGTTACCTTTCCGAAACAGACTTCAACCGGCTTTGAAGCATTTACAGCATCCAACGCTGCCCGCTTAATTGTTTTCACTAATTCTACTGCATCAGGCAATAAATTCACCCCCTCGAAGTGTTAAATCCATAAAATGTGCATCCAGCTTAAAAGTGTGTTTCACCTTTTCAACCAGCATAAAATTTTTTACATTCACATCACCCAAAGCAAGATTTATCACGACCATGCTTCCGGCTCTTACCCGTGTATCTCCCAAAACGTTCATGATTTTCAGATTTCTTGTTTTGCTGTTGTATAGCTTCAACAGGGCATCCTCTTTTGCTTGCCCGTTTTCACCCTTTTGCAGCGTGTCAAAATACTGCAATACACCCCATGCGTTCATGTGGCTTGAATCCTGTGCAATGTAAACTTCCCGCTTTCCTGTTCCCTCATTGTCATAGGTCAATTTCACTTTGTTGTAGGTGTCGCTGTCAATACTGGAAGTATATTCAAAATTTTCCCCGGCTTCTTCATCAATCATCAGGTATGCCCCCAGTTCACCAACATACATTGAAGAAATATTTTTTAATGTCAGCTTGCCGAAATCGTCATATAAAACAAACATTTCCTTGCTGTTCTGCAAAGTTAAATCAAGGGCATTTTCTATCATGTCAAATAGAGAAGTGTTATCTTCCACCCGTGAAGTAATCACATATCCGGTATCCTCCAGCGTTCCGGTGTTCAAAGAAAAATCCGCTGCAATCATCTGAATAAACTGTGAAGCCGTTTTGTTCTCGTAAACATAGGTATCTTTGTTGTTCAAGTATCGTAATTGATCGTAAGCGGTTACTTCTATAATCTGATTTTTATCCCGCTTTTTAGTGAACACAAATCCAAAGAAAACGGGTTTCCCGTCCACTTTCAAGCGAACCGCCGCACCTTCCTGAAAATTGATAATGGAATCTTTTACAAGTTTGAAAGTCAGCTTGCCGGGAGTGCTTCTTCTTTCTGTACTCCATTCAATCCCTTCTTCCACAATCGGGATATATGCCTTTGTACTGGAAGGATCAGAAATCAAAAGTTCAACATTCATTAAAACACCCTCTTTAAGCAGTTGGAATCGTCAACACTTGACCGGGATATATCAAGTTTGGATTTCCACCAATTATCCCTCTGTTAGCGTTGTAGATAATTGTGTATTTTGCCCCATTCCCGTAAAATCGTTTGGCAATGTTCCAAAGACAGTCTCCCCGAACGACTGTATAGGTTTGGGTTGTGTGCGGAATGGGGTTTGTTTCCGCTGCCCGTGGTTTTTCAACTGTTACTTTCGGTTTGGAAGCGGCAATTTTTATACTTACGGTTTTTGTTCCGTAATCCCGATATTGCTTCAACTTGATTTTCACTTTTAAATCAAAGCCGTCTTTCGCCTGTTCCGTAATTTTGTAATCTTCCAATGATACCTTCATATTAGTTGAAAACAGAACCTTCCCATTCGGCATTGTCCGGGAAACGATAAATTGAAAGGGTTTCTTGTCTACTTTCAATCTTTCAAAGTAATCAAGGAAATAAGAAGCCCCTTTGAACCCTGATTTATAGGTTGCAAACGGATATTGAACTTGTGGAATCCTACATTCAAATTCAATATCCGTAAGTTCGGGGGTTTTCAAAATATTTACTTGCCCTTCATTTATCAGGGTTACAGTTTCATTTGCGTTATTGATTTTTACCTGTAATTTTTCGGGGGCAATCGGTAACAAGCATTTTTTCAAGTAGAAATCATATCCGCTTTTTCCCATTATTCATGCACCCCTTCCGTTATCATATCCACCGCTTCATTTGCGGCATCGGTCAACCCTTCAACAATGCCGTCCAAATCCATCTTGCCGGAAACATTGTTGTGGTTCGTCTGTTCAATAGTGATTTCAGCGGTTGTGAATCTGTTGATTGCTTCTTGTTCGGCTATATCACGAAGATATTTCAAATCTTCTTCTGTAATATCCATACTGTCAGCGATTTTCCCGGTATTTCCGGCAATATCGTCAACACCTGCGCCGATACCACCAACCCCATCACCCAAATATTGGCTGTAATCGTCCGGGTTCGGAAGATCAGTTCCACCAAACAGACTTGACGGGTCAAAATTCGCAATGCTTTCATCAATACCTTCACCGAAAGAATATCCGGCATCCCACGCTGCGCCATACTCAAAGCGACCAAGTTTCAAGGAATCGGCGTCCATTTTCGCCATGACTTCATCGCCCTTGCCGAAGGTGGAATCTACCCACCCACCAAGGGAATCACGCCAACCCTGAACTGCGCCGGAAAGGTTTGAACCAAAGATTGCATCAATAGCCGAAGCCAAGGCTTGAAGGATACCAAGTACAGTATCAGCAAGCCCGAAGAACAAGCGGCAAACTGCATTGATAGGATCGGTGAACACATTGCCAATAAAGTTCGCCACGGTTGCCACAAGGTTATAAATCAGCACGAACACATCTACAACCAAATTCCAAAGGGCAACAAAAATATTGCCGATAAAGGCAAGGGCAACCATAAACGCACCGCAAATTACACCCGTTGCGGAAACGGAAGTTCCGGCAAAGTGATTTACCGCTGCAACTGCTGCATAGAAAAGAGCGATCAGGGCGATTATAAGAATGATTATCCACACAAGAGGACAAGCATACATTGCTGTGTTTAGTCCATATTGTGCCGCTGTAGCCGCTGCTGTTGCGCTTACTTCTGCACCCGTAGCCGCTGCGTGCGCATAAGAAGCTATACACAAGGCAATCTTAATTCCTTTGCTGATTGCACTAATTGTATTTACTGCAAGCTGCCAGCCATAATAAACTGCTAAAGCCCCGACTACACCGTAGATGATAGGGGATAACCACGACCAGTTATCAGCAACAGCACTCGCAACACTCACAAGCAAATCAAAGATTTCAAGGGTAATTCCCGCCACCATTGAAAGGGTTTCAATCGCACCATTCACAAAACTTTGGAAAGCTTCACTGTTGGCAATTTCATTCATTCTTTGAAGAACGGGCTGAAACGCCATCAAATACGTATAAGAAAGTTTTTTAATATTTTTCAAAATTCTTTCGTAAACGCATTGACTTTAGCGAAAGTGTACAGTAAAATTTACATTGAGGGAGGTGGTAGTCCTGAATTTCGGTAATAAGCTCAAGAATCGACGCAAAGAATTAAAACTTACGCTAATAGAAGTAGCAACCCGTGTTGGTGTTACAGAAGCCACTGTGCAGAGATGGGAAAGCGGAAATATTAAAACCATCAGAGGTGACAAACTTTACAAGTTAGCATCCACATTGCAAGTTTCAGTTGAAGAATTAGGATATTGGCTGTCTGGAAGCGAAAAAGCAACGGAAGAAGATATTGTTGGTTGGGATAAAAAACTTACAAAGAGTGAATCGGAAGAAGAAATTGCTAAACTAATTGAACAAAAATACGGAAATGATACATTCCAATTATTTTCCCAACTTTTATCTGTCAAACCAAAAGAACGGAAAGAAATAACGCATCTTCTTTCCCAATATTCAAAGCTGGATGAGCCGGATCGCGCTGGTATTCGCGGGGCAATTTATAATATGGTTGAATCTTTACTTGAACAAGAAAAATATTCCATTCAAAAAGAATCATCAGGCGGAAAGGCAATGTGATCTATGTAGATTTCAAAACTACAACTTAAATTCAAGATACATTCAAGTTGTAGTTGTGTAAGTTGAATGGCGAAAAACCTTGATATTATGCGGTTTTTCGTGTTTTCATTCAACTTCTTCAAGTTGATTTTAAGTTCTTTATAAATAGGATTTTTGCAACGCTAATTTACAGTGTTTCTCTAAAAATAATTATAAAGAAAACAGAAAAAATTATTAAAGCATAAAGCATATTATTTCTAAACATTAAAGAAAGTAAAATAACACTTATTAAAGAAATTAAGTTCTTATTATTATCTAAATATTTTTCATCAGTTACAAAATAATAAAATTTAATTACAAGTAATAATATTAATCCCGAAAATATAATGTCTTTTGTAGTAGAGATTGCTAAAACACTATGAGTTGGTAAAAACATAAATAAAACAGTAGATAAAATAACTAACCATCTAGGTGCCCTTTCTTTAACTAAAAATAAAATACAATATGAAAAAATTAAATTCATTATAGTAGCTTGAATAATTCCATACATAAAGTTTCCAATAGTATAAGTACCAAACAGTAAATAAGAAAGCTTTACTAATCCTCCTAAAAAGATAGTACG